TAGTGGCCGGGACTCGTTGGTGTTGTGTTCTGGCATGGGCCGTGACTTCTTGCCCAACCTACGCTGTTCCCGTTCATGTTGTTTCTGCAATTTCTTTGCACCCCTGGTGTTCTTGTAGTCGTAGTGTATGCCCATCATGAACCTCCTTTGCTACACGTAATTATGTACGCAAAAGGCCACGTGGTCAATTGTTTGGTAATTTCATATACACATTAAGGTTGCATTTTTGATAAATATGTCTTACAATCCAGAGCGATCGCTAGGCCAGTGATCGCATTATCAATCATATAGAACAAACAGGAGAAAAATCTATAATGAAAATGACAAAGAAAAAATGGACGATAGGTGCGGCGATAGTGGTTGCAGTGATCGTTTTATGGACGGTCTTGAAACCGGCCCCAGCCGAAGCGGCCGAGATGAAGGTGTATGGTTCACTGAACTACATGCTGTCAAACAACGAGAATGCTTCAGGCGTGGCGACATCGAAAGCGGAGAACAATGGTTCCGCAATCGGTGTTGATTTCACAAGCAACATCGCAGAGGGCATCGACGGCTTCGCCAAGTTAGAAGTGGCGATCGACGCGGATGACTCTGGTTCGACACCATTTGACTCTAAACTGGCATACGCTGGTATTGACATGGGTGACAAGGGTGTGCTATCAGCAGGAAGACAGAACTCTGTGTTCAAGGGTGCTGTTACATCTAAGACAGATGTGTTCCCAGAATTCGGCGGAAGTGCCGCACAGAAACTGTTCAGCAGAGACTCACACACAGTTGTGTACTCGAACAGCCTGGGTGCAATCCAGTTCGACAACTTGGTAAAAGTTGACGGTTCAACTGGTAAATCAGGTGTTGACGTGTACGAAACTGCGGCTTCTATGGACTTGGGCGACAAACTTAACATCGGTGTTGCATACACAGATGACAAAGTGAACGCAGTAGAGTACATGGGTGCGGGTTTGACATTCGACCTTTCTGATGCTACAACAATCGGTTACAACCACACAATCAAAGAAGTGGAGTCCACAAAAGTGGAAACCACTGCAAATGAAGTAGTTGCTTCACACCTGATGGGTGCGACAACTGTCTCAGTTGGTTATGGTGAGATCGAGGACGGTAACAAATACACTACAGTTGGTGCTGAAAAGAAATTCGGCGACAACTTCAGCATGTACGGTGCTTTCCAACAAACGGACGTTGTTTCGGGAGTGGACACACAAGACATGGCGGCTGGAATCAAGTTCACATTCTAGTTCCGTAACACTGTGGAGTCGGTCAGCTCAAAAGGGCAGGCCGGCTTTACGCTTTTAAACGCTCCGCGTTATTTTTAAAAAAAACGCATTCCTAAAATTTAACGCTTTCGCTCCGCTCCTTAAATATCCCTATGCGAGTCGCAGTAATACAAGATACAGCCAATCACAAACAGTACAGAGATGTTTTACAATCATTTGCAAAAGGGTGTGATGGAGATATTACCAATAGTGGTAATACCAATGGATACGACTGTGCAGTAATATTTGGCAGTTACAAAAAAGAAAGAGGCAGGCCTGCACACCATGGCAAGGGCAGGATAATTGAAAGTGGTATGCCCTACGTCCAGTTGGAGACACAGTTGATAGGTAGGCCCATAGACACAGCATTCCACACAGAGTTCAGAGTTGGTGTCAACGGTTTCCTTTGGGATGATGCCAGATGGGGATTCGAACACATAGAGGGCGATAGGTCAACAAAAGTGTTCGAACGTAACGGTTATGATCCCGATGTGTCTTGGAAACAGGATGGGGACTACATTTTACTGTGTATGCAAAAAGTCGGTGATGCAAGTTTAAGGGGACAAGATGTATTCAAGTGGACAGAAGATACTGTTACCCAGATCAGAAATCACACAGACAGAAAAATTATTATCAGACCGCATCCGTTATACAGGAAGTCTAGTCTCCATGGTAACCTCAGAGAAAAAGTTTTACGAGTTGCAGACGTACACTGGCAAGAGGCAGACGTTAGAAAGCCGGAGTTCATTCCAATAGCCGAACAACTAAAGAAGGCCTGGTGCACAGTGACTTACAGTTCGGGCACGGGCATTGATGCTGTGATAAACGGAATACCTAATGTAGCGTGTGATTCAGGAAGCATGGTGTACGAAGTGAGTAGTAAAGAGATAAGTGAAGTTGAACATCCTTTCACAGGAGATAAATCCAAATGGGCAAACAAGATAGCACACTGCCAATGGAGCATTGAAGAATTCGAGTCAGGTGAGTGTTGGGAACACGTGAGTAAAAGTATATGAAATACCATTTAAGCAACGGTTGTAGTTTCAGCACAAGAAAAAAGTTTAACAGTTGTCATCAACAGTTAGGCGGACTGTTGAATATAGACGAACCCACGATCAGCATGGCAAAGGGCGGTAGGGGCAATGACAGGATACTGAACACAACAATGCATTGGTTTTTCAAGAATCCCGATAAGTTGAAAGATACTTTTGTAAGCGTAGGATGGACCACAGGATACAGATGGGATTACGTAAGTGGTTATGTGACACCCAAACAAAAGGAAGGTGGAATCAAAGGAGAACTGTTGAAGTTTGATTATCAATGGAGCACCTGGCAACTTTGGCAACACGATTTCTTCATGCGTGACAAGGACATGGACCTAGAATTATCTAGTGCTGTAAAACTGTATACCAACATATTATCATTACAATATTTCTTGAAGCACCACAACATTCCCTATGTATTCTATCATGCACTTACAAATGATTTGCCTGAAACAGAAGTGAATGGAAAGCAACGTGCAGATTTGAAATTATTGAAAGACCAAATAGACCGTAAGCACTTCTACAACTTTGAAACAAGCGAATTTGTAAAAGAGAACATACAGATGCAGAAGGACAATAGGTCGTCAGCGGAACACAAGGTGCAGGTACAAAACAAAGATTATGTGCAAAGCCATTTTGAATTCTGTGCAAAGAATGGTTGGACAAAGTCGGCCAATGACGGACACCCCAGTGAGCAAGGACATCACCGGTGGGCAGATGAGTTACATAAATTTATAAAACAACACAACTTGCTTGATAGGCCCAGTTCCTGTTGATAGGTGTAATTTCTCTATTACATTCGGCAAGCCATTCGACCAGTGCCAGGAACTCGTGCTCCTGCCAGTTACTCATTTTTCTCGATAGCCTGAAATTACAGAATTCATCGAAAGTGATTATAGTTCCGGAAATAATCTGATCATTCAATGACATCAGCACTTCTTTAGTAGATGAATAGATATCCGCATCCATGTGCAAGAATGCAATTGGCTCTTTGTGCTGTTGCTTCCAAACAGGCAACGTGTCTTTGAACCAACCCTTATGTAGATTTATGTGGCCCGGCACGACAGGAGGTGCACAACTCATGTCAGCCACTTTACCTGTTCCGTTGTCCCACGCCTCTGGTAATCCTTGCCACGAATCAAATGCATGTATAATTTGAGTAGGATATTTGTCGATAAGCCAATGGAGGCTTCTGCCTTCTCTAACTCCAAACTCACACCAATGACCGTCTATTCTAATTTGCTCGGCCGAATCCATTAAGTGCCTGTGTATGCTTTGTTCGTAGTCAGCAGAGTTCTTTTCACCTACGTATATAGGATCTAGCTCTATCCATTGTTGCAGTAAAGACTTCCCTTTTGTTATCTTTGACAAAAGAGATTGTAATTGTGATTTTTCTTTTACTGTTTTTATTGCTTTTGCCATGCAATGATATTTACAGGTATTTTTCTAACCGGAAACCTTTTGAGTCGTAGCATTCTACGTAGTCGGAATTATTACTGTGCCTTATTGTGCCTTGACCCCTTACCACATCATAGTCACTGTAAGCGAATGCTTTCTTTATGGTCACATCTATGTACTGCCCATTGCCAACACCTAGTGTTAAGAAAGTTACGTATCTCCCCTTGTCACCCCGGAACACTCTGCCGTTTGCAATCATTCCCGCAAATTCTACTTTGTCCATGTATAGTTCTTTCACATACATTCCTGGCATGAAGTCATTTTGACTCCACCAACCATATTTCCTGTATTGAAACTCTGGAGTGTCCCACTTGTCAGACTTACTTGGTGTAACGACATCTATGCCAACACGTTTTGCTTCCGTCCTGTACACCCAACGTTTGTAAGAGCCCTGGCAGTGTTTTAGACAAGACTTCCAGAACTTCTCTGGGTTGTGTGCCTTCTGGTATGCTAAAGCCCATATCAATCTTCCTAGGTTCACAGCGTGTGCCCTGCACAGACCAAAACCGGAAAGTGATTGTAGCATTGTTATGATCTCATCCTTGCGTGTGTGGTCGCCTAGTTTTGTAATGAACTGCATTATCTTCTCTTCGTTCTTCTTTGCAAATGCCCTACGATACATGTCAGCCTCGTATTTGTCTATGCCCAGCACTTCAGATATCCTGTCTATGGCATCGTCCTCGTACACGATTGTGTCACTCATACGTTCCGTGCTCCAGTCATGGAACATGGATGCTTTCTTACGTCCAGACGTAGCGACCGGTCTTATCAGTGCAGTGCCGAACACACAGTCCTTGCTACTCTTTGGTTGTATTGCCCTGAACAATCTCCTCATGGCCGGACTCTCTGCCTGTGTCACTCCCAACACGTCTCCGCGACACAAAAGGTCCGAGGTAGCGGCATCTTCCTGAGGATAGTCTGTCAGTTTCATTGTTGGATCTATCTCGATGAGTTGTGACAAACCACGATTGGCTAAAATGTCCACCTTCAGGTGTTCTAGGTCCTCCACTTCGTTCTTGTCTAGTAGTATTTGATTTTCCGCCGTGAACAGGCTTTTTGGTAGTTGTCTTTGAAACATTATTATTCCTCCGCAGTGTTTTGATATGCATCTCTTCTTGCCTTTCAATTTATTTTCAATTCGTTTGGCTTCTTTGACATCGATGCCTAGTGAATCGTATGTGAACCTGCGGGGTAGGTTACCCTTGACACCCAATCGTTTGGCCGCTTCACGCCTTGCTGATTTATCCTTATAGAGCACGTAATTAGATATCCTAGCACTGCGTCCGGGCCACTTCTTGAATATCCTCTGCATGACTTCGTTCTGCTTGTGATGGGGGAAGTCTATGTCCACATCAGGAAGGTCGTCCCTGTTAGGGTTGAGGAATCTTGCCACGGGTATGTCCCACTCCACTGGGTCCACATCTGTTATGCCCAGTAGGTAACAGACCAATGACGAACCAGCACTACCACGTGTCATGTGTGGTATGTCTCGTGTCATTGCGATGATGTCACATATTTGTATGAAGTAGTCTACGAAACGTAGTTGAAGGATGATTTGAGTTTCCTCGGCTAGCCTGTGCGTGTATTCTTCTGTGCCTGGACAATGCCTAATGAATCTATCGTATAGCCTTGTTATGTCGTTTAGTTCTTTATTTTTCATGCCTATGTTTGCCTGTTATCGCCTCTCGCATAAAGCTCTGGACAGGAATATTTATCTGCGTATATTATTTTGGTTATACTTTTTGGCGTAATTTGTTCTTTGGAACAGTGATATCTCTTTTGTCACAAGCGGCAGTGATCACACATTCATTGCACACAGGTGTTCTAGATTTACAAACGTATTTGGCGTGTGTTATCAACCACATATGTGCACCATACTTGTACTTGCCAGGCGTGGTATTGTTTACGGTGATAGATGCCTTGCCCTCGTCTAGGCTGTCAGCCCACCCCAATCTCCACAACATTCTGAAAACGTGTGTGTCCACTGCTATGTGTGGCTCGCCAAAAACGAATCGCATCACAATGTCTGAACTCTTACGTCCAACACCAGGCAGTGTCATTAACTCTTTCTGAGTGTGTGGCACTCGTCCATTAAATTCTTCTAGCAACATCTTGCTGGTGGCAAGTATATTTTTTGACTTGGCATTAAACAGTCCGGCAGGCCTGATTGCCTCAATCACTTCCTCTTGTGTGAGTTTTAGCATGTCTTCCGGAGTGTTGGCCAGTGAGAATAATTGTCTACATGCAATCGCTGTTCGTTTGTCTTGAGATTGTGCAGAAAGCATTACACCTATAAGACTGGTGTACGCTTTTGAATATATTTTAGCCTTTGGTTTTTTATTAGCGTAGTTGGGATAAAGAGAACTTAATTTCTCGTATATGTAATCAATGTCATTACTGTTCTTCATCTGAGTGCAGTTCGTTTAGAAGTTGTCTCAGTTTGCCACCTTCCACGGTAGCCTTGACTTTGCCAATAGTGTCGCCTTTTGTTGGATCTGGTACATCAGGTCTCGCATCTTTTGGTGCACCACCACTTGAGGATACTTTGGATGTCTGTTTTAGAGAATCGTATATTGTGCTTCTCTGTTTGTCAAACTGTTTGTATTCTGGGTCATCGGCCAAGTCTCTTATTCTCAAACTGTCTACATCAAACTCAAGATCTACTTTTTGTCCAACGCCAGAACTGGATCTAGTCTTCATGAACTGTATTTGATATCTGCCACGCTCTTTCATTGCTCTCGATGTGAATATACCAATCACATTGTCTGCTGTCTGTATCTTAGACAGTCCACCTGATATATGAGAGTGATCAAACTCTATTTCTTCAACTGATGCCCTATTTAACTGTGATGCAGTTGCCAATACACATTGTTTTTCAACGACCAAATTTCTCAGTTCTTCAGACACATATTTGTCCTTGATGAACAAGTCTGCAGGACTTATCCTTTTGCTCTTAGGCATCATGAGATCCAAGTAGTCGATCAGTATACAGTCTATCTGCTTCTTATTCTTCAATTCTAGTTCTTTCAAGTATGTCCTCACATCCAACACATTACTACCACTTGGCAAGTATTTGATCTGTAAATTACCTGATTTCTTGGCCAGCATCTTAACTTTCATCTCGACATTATCAATTTCGGGGAATACTTTCTTAGTTGGAATATTTGTCATCATTGCATCCAGTCTCATGGCTGTAAGTTGTTCACTTAATTCAAAAGATATGTAGCATACGTTCAGTCCGGCCTGTGCCCAGTTAACTGCAAGATTCTGCAAGAACAAACTCTTACCTGCACCCGACCCACCTGCGAAGATGTTTAGTTCTCCTCGGTTGAAACCACCAAACAGTTTCTTGTCCAAGTTCTGCCATCCAGTGCTGATCTGTCCATTGTTATCCTTAAGTGCCTCTAGTCTTCCCTTTGGATCTTCGAAGTAGTCTGTACCAAGGTCTCTTGTAAGGCCAACTTGCACGGCTTCTTTGACCATGTCCTCAACA